AAAGAGCGCCGAAGCGCTCTTTTTTCAAATACCTTTGAGTTCTGTATATTTTTTTCGGAGAGCAATGAAGTTGTGAATATGATCATCACGGTTCTCAATGAAGACTTGTGGTTCATCGCCATCGACTGCTACAATCGTTACCAGTTGCTTGATGGGTTTACCTATACGCTCTTCGAAGGCAACAGCGTAGAACGATTCTTGCATGAAGTAATTGGTTATCCACTCACGTTTCTTTGGCTTACGAGAGGTTTTGAAGTCGATAATTGACAGTTTACCATTCCATTCTGCGACCAAGTCAACACGACCAGCTACTCGAATAAAGTGCGAATAGAGAGGTGCTTCTTGGAACCAGATGTTATCTAGATGTTTGTCTAGCAATGGTTTGATCTGATGAAAGGTAAACATATTGACAGGCATCTTACCAACTGCATAGTCTGGCTTGTTGTCAATATACTTTTCGGCAATCAGATGGAACTCAGTTCCTCGAATACCAGCTTGAGTAACAATTCTAGCTGCTTCTTCTTCGCCAACACGTTTTTTCCATTCTTCAAGACCATCCTTCTCCATGATAGATAAGACTGTAGTGACTGATGGATACTTTTCACCTGTTGGTGGGTAATAGAATCTTCCGGTTGGAGTAGTATCACAATGTAGTTCGGGTAGTGTTAACCCGTGTTTCACATGATTAAACATTTTTATCCTATAATTACAGTGCTTGATCCTGAAGCAACATCACCGCAGGTTGCAGTATCACCAGTTTTGACTATTGACTTACCGCCAATTTTAACAGTTGATGTTCCAATAATAGTAGCAGCAACGTGTGGTCCGATACCGTGTGATTCAATAGCATCACCATCGACAATCACCTGTTTGCCATTAAAGAAAACAGATGACTGTGATGGTATTAGTTTCCCACCAGCTACTAGATCATCCTTCAGACATGCTGCTGGCATCTTTTACCTCTCGTACTGTGACCACGTCATCACTTATGATCCATTCAATAAGTGTTTCTTCGGTCCATCCCATCTGATTGAGTAGTTCAACGGGGAATTGAACAATCGCTTCCCCGTTGCTATCTTCTTGTACTTCCATAATGTATGTCATCTTAATATCCTAATTTGTCTCTTGCAATAATGTATGATTTGACCAAGTCACTACGAACAATATCATCAATGTAGAACTCTACGAATTCAAATTCTTCCATCGTGCGGATGATCTTGATAAAATCTGCAATGCCAGATTGTTCGTTATAGCGCTTGTTAGTAAGGTCGTCCTGTTTAATGTCACCCGCAAAGATGATTCGGCAATTCTGTCCAACACGAGTCATGATGGTGTGCAATTCACCATCGTTCATGTTCTGCATTTCGTCAACAACAATAACACAGTCATCGAATGTCACGCCACGTAGAAATGATGTACTTCTAAATTCAATAAGATCTTTTTGCTTTAAAATAGAATATGAATCACCACGACCGAAGAACTTTTGGCAGATAGGTGGATATGGTTCTTCATATACCGCTTCCTTCTGTGCCTTAGTACCTGGCATAAAGCCTTGATCACGAGCAGAAACTGTTGATCGTACGATCCAGACTTTTTTCTGTGGTGTGCTTTTATTCATCACTGTTTTTAATGCAAAATATAGAGCAAGGAATGTTTTGCCTGTACCAGCAATACCATGTAGCATAATATTATGGCCATGATCCCAGGAGTCAAAAGCCATACCTTGATTCAAAGTCATAGGTCTAATATCTTCTACAATATTAAATGAAGCAGATAGTCTATTGCCATCCTCCAACACTCCTTGTTGCTTTAATCCACGCTTTTGTCTTTTATTGATTCTTTGTTGTTGAAAAGCCATAATTGTCCTCAGTTGCGAGTTTCAATAGTACTATGTAAATGTGCCTTTTTGGCCTTCTTTAGTACGTCGTTAAATCCGTCATCAATTCTACGGAAGCCTAATCGGACTGAGTCTCCAATAGATACCATTGGTGGTACTTGCATGTAATCTTGATTTTCTTCTAGGAATTTTTCTCTCTCTGCCAAAGATAAGATTTGTGTTACTTCTTCAAGGGTTTCCTTGTTTCTAAACGTATACGTCGGCAATATAATACTCCTTAATAAAAAAGGCGACATAGTAGCCGCCTTCACTTCCACCATAGGAGTATTTATATTCTACTTGTGGAATGTAATCATATCATAGATTTCCTTCCAGCCTTTTACAACAGGAATATCTGGGTGAACAAAGTCTTTGTTATAGTCATGTTCAATTAGGACTGCCCACAAACCAAGATCAGAACCACACACTGCATTTTCTGGTTTATCTTCGATCCAGAAACAATCAGTATCTTTGTATGGAAGCAATGCATCATCTTTATCAGCACCACAATCCAGGCAGATCACTTTTTCAAAGATATTGGCACCAAAGATCGAGTTCAAGTTCTTCCGACGAAGTTTGCCGGCATATTCATTGGTACTCAGCGAGGTGATGCAGTGGAAAACAAACCCATGTTCCTCATGAAGTTTCCGAACATATTTGATAGCATCACGGAAGGGAGTAAGAGAACCAATGTTAGACGATTCATTGAATGTCCGAACAAAGGCTTTCATCTCGGCTTTTGGCATATCATATGTAACTGCCAAATCATACACACCATCAACCTTTTTGGTGTATCCATGTTCTTTCATGTAGTTTTCAAACGAGTATACCCAGTCAAGAAGAACACCGTCACAATCGGTCAGAATCACTTTATCTTTCAGTTTCATTTTGCACCTTCCAAATTCATTTCAACTTCTTCAAACTTTCCGTGTCGTGGTGCATAGAACCAGAGTTCGCCATCCCACAGATACAAATAGTGGGCACCAGTATCGGCGTGACCTTCATTCATATATTCTTCAACAGAAGCAAATGTTTCTGGACGGTCAGAGTGTACTGCATTTGCACGACTCAGAGCATAATCACCATACAGAGCCGAAAGATAACCACCATAGGCAACCTTTTGTGCACCGAGTTCACTGTTATATGAGTTGACGAGCATTGCGCCAACACCTTTAACATAACCGTCAAAGTGTACATATGAGGCGATAACTTTGCCGGTGCCTTTATCCCAGTGGCCGATCATTGCAGAAGTACCCATGTCATTTCCTTTTCATTGGTTACATTTACTTTATAAACCAACCAGAACCATATGTCAACAAAAAAGAGCGCCGAAGCGCTCTTTTCTCAAAACTTTTTGCCTGACTTATTGGTAGTCACAGGTGTATCAAGTTCATCTAGATACTGACTACGTTGGTTTAATTTTTCTCTCCGTTTGTCACGAATGGATTGTTTTTTGTCATCATAGTCAAAGTCTGGAGCCCAGTCACTGCCATAATCTTCTGCATAGGCATTACGCTTTTTCGACATCGCTTTTCTCATTAATAATGTTACCAAATGCTTCATTAATAGCCTTTACTGGCAGGTCTTTATAGCCCTTTTGAGCAACCATGTCCAGCAAAAGTAGTGCATCATCCTTATTGACAGTTTCAAGCATCTGAATAAAGATTTGTTCACGCTTCAACTTATCTACGTTTTCACCACCAAATCCATCTACAAGGTACTTGAGTTTTCGGCACTCGGTATAAAGCGCACCTTGATTTTCAACAGCTGTTGATGGTGTATATGGTGGTGCTTCAGATGGGATAAGAAACACTTTATCCTTATCATACATTAAAGTAAGAACATTACGAATTTGGAGAGTATTATGTCGTTTCAGCCATGCAACCTTCTCATCATGAGATTTAAGTTTACGTGCCTTGTTAATAATCTCAGAGATCATTTGGACCATTATTAGAATTCCTGTATATTTTGCATTAGGTTACGAAGGTTGTTTTCCATAAAATACTCAAATAGCTTTGATCTATCTTTTGGATTAATCTCATCAAACTTTTCAATGATTTTTGTTTGAAGTGATGTAGGGATCTTTGTTAAATCAATTAATGTTTGATTACGATTAAAGTTACGAAGAATTTGTTCATTGGTAATAGTGCCTGACAATTCACTCATACGTTTCTGAGTGATAGGCTTTTGACGTTCGCCTACGACAAAGCAATTATCATTCGAAAGCACATTTGGCACACCATCGCCAGTGTCACCCTTGATGATATGCTCAAGTAGATATGTATCAGGATCAGAATGAGCAATCCAACGCTTGCGGATCGGATCATACTGCTTGATGTTGGCATATTTATGTAGTTGGATATAGTCTTTGTCTGATGATAAGATCAGAATAGGATCACCACTGTTAAGAATGGTACCTTTGATATGACAGATCGTGCCAATAATATCATCTGCCTCGGCAGTATCAATCTGAATCACCTTATATGGAAATACAGTTTTGAGTTCCTCACGAATTTTGTTAAGTGAAACAAAAATGGCATTCCAATCAAGTTCGGATTCCTCACGACTCTTACGACGTGAAGCTTTATAGTATGGAAAGAATGATCGGCGCCAATAGTTCTTATCATCAGCACAGATGATCATCTCACCAAACTCTGGCCCAAACTTGACTTTATTCATACGAAGAGAATTTAGAACCATGTGACGGATCATATTCTCATCAATAGCAGCATTGTGATGATTGCCAATATTTGCCATTAGGTTGGCAATCATCACTTGGTTAAGGTCTACAAGTATCAACTGTTATCTCCAAAAATTAACTCATAGTATAATTATACACTATTTATAGTCAATGTCAATCGCTTTCCATAATTTCTCGGAAACTAATCAGATGTTCTGCATGGTCGATGTCGATGAGTTTTTCCGATAGGATTTGTGCGTCACATTCAATTCCTGCAACACGTGTGATCAATGCTTTAAGAACATCAATCATCAGATAAATGTCGCCCATGGATTTAATATCATTTTCCAATGGAATGCCCATCTCATCAAGTAAGATTCCAATGTCTGCTGCAATACTGATTGCGTATTGTAGAGCTTCATCTGCATCAAGGATAGCAATGTCCTCTTCATCTCTCTCTTTTTTCTTTTCTTTTGCTACAGTAAAGTCGACTACGTTATTCATTTATACACTTTCAGGATAATTGTTTCTTCATTGATACGACCAGTAAATGCACTGGGCGAGGTTTTAATAGTATTAAAGAATTGCAATGACTT